AAAAATATGTAATACTATACTATAATGCTTCCGTTCATCATTCTCGCCGTCATTGATCTTGTTATATTAATGCGTACGGGTGTTGAAACCCAGACCAAAGATGAAGGACTGTGGACTGTTTTCGGGTCCATGGGATGTGGATGGACTCGAAAGCAGCTCGAACACATGAAGAAGGCTGATAAGCCTCACAAGTTTGTTGACTGCGATAAAGAAGACTGCAAAAAGGTTGAAGCCTTCCCAACTATTGTCGCTCCTAACGGCGAGGAGCATGTTGGGTTCAAGGAAGTTTAACAACCTCTAAGAATCATCAAAGCGACCGAAAGAAGGAACGCATCAAGAAGAGACTTGACAGGCTTCAAGACGGTGATGTGCTTGACAAGCGATTCGTTCCAAAGGTAGCGAAGCAGAAATGTACTGACAAGTAGCACGATGGCGTAGATAATAGCCAGTGCCACACGGTCTTCACGGTTGGGGTCCATAAGTTCTTGGATCATTTATAATATATTGAGATAATATAAATGAGCCGACGACCTCCTCTGAGTGGTTCAGAGCCAACCTTTACCCATAAGTACTGGGGTACATCTATTGGTGTAGGTAACAATAACTGTTACGCCTACGCCATGGGTGATTACGAAAGGTACAGATACCAAAAGAGTGTTCCGGGTGATAGAAGTGGTCTGTCCAGGGGCTATCACTCATACACCAGTTGCAAAAATCTTCCGAAGCGTGTCGTATCTGATAATCCCAAAAAAGTTTACATCGTCAAAGGGAACACAAAGTGTAAGCGTGGTTACTACAAGGTCATGATGTTTGTCACCGGCAAAAAGAAACCATCTTTGCTAAACCAAGGTGATTTTCATTTCTACAAACAGCATGGCCTGGTTGAATACCGACCAAAAAAAGGTGACACTCGTACGAGTATCGCAAAGTTTTTCAAGATACCCGTCACCCGAGTACCAAAGGTTGAAGTCGGAAAAATTATGAAAATTCGAGCAAACGCCTTCAGTCACAAGCGAGGTTGGGCCACTGGACCACTTCTGACTGATGCGAAAGGTAATGTTATTAAGGATCCTAGAAATGCTGCGAGGAAGTATCCTGGATTAAATTACAACACGTATTGTAGTTCATTCTGTGTTAAGAACAAGGGGATCCAAGTCGGAAAGAGACGAACCAACATCCGTAAGAAGACTCTCTAAATCTAAAACGTCTTCGACTTCAAAAGTTATGTTGAAAATATCCATCACATTGAATATCATGTCTTCATCCATCGATATGATATTAGATGTCTCATTATCATTATTTTCAACTGTGAGTGTCACTCTAAACTTTGATACATCAAAAACTTTTCTACATATCGGACATGTATTCTTACCTTTTTCTTTCCAACTTTCTAGACAGTCTGAATGAAATATATGTCCACATCTTATGGGCGGATTAGTCCTAGTAGGTCTAACCTGATTTAGGCATATAGAACATGTAGACATTTCCCTGGTTTACACATTCAAAGTTTTTTTAAAAGATATCCGCAACCTTGAGAAGCGGTTTGTCACAGCGTTGGCACGCGGCGTCTTCTGCGACCACTTGCTTGTTTTGGACATTGTCAATGAGAGACGGTCCACTACTTTGGAGAAGTTGACGGTACTTGTAGTTGTCAACGTAGTCAACACTATTCGAGGTCATGATGTAGTTGTTGAGAAGTCGGGACGATGTGTTAATCGTGAAGCATCGGCCATCTGCCATACCAAGTCTTTGGGACATTTAGTATAAAATTAGAAATTAATTTTATTGTTGGTTATAGTTCTGGTCCATGATGAGAAGCCAGCCTGTTTGAGATGGTCAACCAATTCATGACATTTGTATCCCATAAAAATTCCAAAGTCATCTTTGGTGACAGTCTGTGTCACCCTGACGCCCTGACATTCATTCATGTGGTTATTGATAATGTTGTAGGCGAATGCAATTTCCTTCAAAGTTTCTGCACCAGTGATGATAACTTTACCAGTACTAAAAATACTTGTCGTAATTCTTTTCATGTCCTCGGCTGGTTTAAATTTTATTTTCACTGCTGAGTATCGATCGGGTTCAAAAGAAACTTCGAAAATGTCTCGACAACTTTCAAAGTGCTGAGCAACTTTTAAAAGATTGAGATTGTAATTCAAGCTAAAGTTTGAATTGATCATGACGATCCGAAAGTTTTCAAGTGGAAGTTCATGTTCAATACCCATGATGTTTTTGAAAAAGTATGCGAGCTGTCCAATGATTCTTTTGCAATCAAAAAGATCTGAACATCCTGCAACCTGAATGCTCCCATTCGGGAATACTTTGATCGACTTTGTACTGTATTCATCTGTGTAAGTCAACGTCACTTGATTGTAGAATGTTGTAGATGGTTTGAGTCTCCATTCAAAATATCTGTCAGACTCATAGTCTTTTATCTTAAATTTGAAAGAACCACGTTCGTCAAATAAAGAACGAATTTTTTCAATGTCAATCTTTACTTCTTCGCTAAAGCCAGAGATCATAGTGATGGTCGTAATCTTTACCCAAGAAGGACGAATGTCTTCGGAAATTGTATTCCGAAATTCATCGAGGGTTAAAAGATACGAAAATGTGTTATTTGCGACTCGGTGATACATCTTTTACCAAACCTATGACATGACCTAACTTAGGTTAAAGAAAACATTGCATTTTAGAGCAATGACCTCCCTTCTTAAATCCGCCCATATGGTACATGATGTTGAAGAAGATACTTCCTATATTGAAATTATGTACTCTAAATATGTCCCAGACGAAGGATATAAAACATTTGTCGACTACATCCGATCCAAACCCATTGGAGATTGGACAAAGATCATTTCTAAGAAGGAGGCTGTTCGCTATGAAAAGTTCATAGACACGATGATCGAAAAGAATCTCGAGACTCGACAAAAAATGGCTCTCGTCATGCTTGAAAATGTGAGATGTGATTTGTTCATGGATATCAAAACTCAAATTCGAATCATGAACACGGTCAAAATTCTTGACCCAACATTCGAACCACCTTTCATTAATCGGAGATGCTCTTGGCAGAAGCAATTCGTCAGAGACTTCTGTCAAGATATCTTACCGGACATTGTTGAGCGTTGCACGAATGAAAAAAGACTCGAACGTTTCTTTAGCGTCTTAAAATTAATAGAATTAGAACTATGAGTAGCAAACCGAGAACAGTAAACCCGTTTTTATTTTGATGCACCTTCTCAACCAAAATCTTTTCTTTACGAGGTCGTGTAAATCCCGTGTCTATATTTCTTTCTGGATAAAAAGATCTAGACATCGGACACAACGAATCCTTCTTTTTGCAGTAGTCGATCGTCAAGTCGCCGGCAGTAATACCATGTGAACAAATCGGACTTTCTTCTTCCTTTTCAAATTGGGCAAGAGGTTCTTGTATCTTCTTGTAGTTAGGTTTCGTACGTTCATTACGTCTGACCGTTCCTGGAAGAGAAAAATCACCGAGTACATACGGGTTGACGCGATCCATAGCCACGGCATCATTGAGCATGTAAACACTCATGTTTAATACTACCCTAGATTATATTTCTTGGTTTTGACTTTCTGTTTATGCTCTGTCCACATTTGATCTAGGTCAACATTCAACATGTGGGCCAGCTGAAATAAATAACTAAATACATCACCCATTTCCATCATGACATCAGTCCCGCGTTCCTTTTTCAGATTAGTCTTTTTGTATTTTTTCTTGTATTGGCGAATGGCTGATGCGAGTTCACCAAACTCTTCTGTCAATAAAAGCCACACGGTGTCGACATTTACTTTATCCCAACCTTTTGACTTGCAAACCTTTTCAGTTTCACATTTGTAGTAGTTTAGACTCATACTTATTCTGTCATCGCCAAGTAACTTTAATAGACTTTAAAGATAATGCCCGATTAAAATCAAATGAAAAAGCGTTACGCAGATCTGTTCTGCGGCCTCGGAGCTTTTCACACAGCATTTGGCAAACTTGACAAAGACTACGAGTGTGTCTTTGCATGTGACATAGATGAAAAGGTTCGTCACATCTACGAAATGAATCACGGAATTGCACCACACGGTGACATTAATGCGTTAGACATCGAGACCATGCCAGACTTTGACATTCTTTGTGCGGGATTTCCTTGTCAACCTTTTAGTATCGCAGGTAAAAAAGAAGGGTTCGAAGATAAAGTCAAAGGTAATTTGTTTTATCGAATCATGGAAATTGTTGACATCAAACAACCAAAGACACTCATCTTAGAAAATGTAAAAAATTTACACACCATCCACAACGGTGAAACTTTCAAAATTATCATTCACGAACTCGAGAAGAGGGGATACCATGTCAACTATAAAGTATTGGACTCTAAACATTATGGCTCGCCACAATCAAGACAACGCATCTACATTATATGTGACAAGGATACAAAATATAAATTTAGACCGGTGAATAAACCTATTACCCCCGTCTCAAGTATCATTGATCACACAGTGAAAGATTTTTTTGGGTACGAAGAAAAATATATACTCGAACCTTCAAAGGGTCGTATGAAATATATTTTGATCAATAAGAAGACTGGCAAAGGTGGTCGCCAAGGTGAACGTGTCTATTCGATAGATGATTATGGTCCAACCATATGTGCTTCATCGGGTGGCCCGGGATCTAAAACAGGTTTGTACGAAATTGATGGTAAAATTAGAAAGTTGACCATCAAAGAGGCACTTCAAATGTCTGGTTTTAGTCCAAACTATAATTATGGTCCGAAAGATAACATGCTCTTTTACATTGGAAATAGTATTGTCGTCAATGTTCTTGAGGAATTGTTAAAAGATCTTCCACATTAAGTCGTGAAGGTACAATTTTGAATTGAATATCATTGGCGCTGACTCGACCCCCATCACCGCCTTTGCGTTGTATAGTAAACGAAGGACCGAGCTCTATGACAGTTCCTGATTTTCGCAACTTGAAATCATATTCCATCAATGACTCGACAACATTTTTCATTGGCATGAATTGTAATTTTTCACGCCTCGTATCCTTTTTGTTCCATTCAGAGATACAAAGGATATCAGGTTTTTTATCGTAGCCGAGAAGTGCGTGCTCAATAATTTTTCTTTTGTTTTCGTTGAGTGATCGTAACACACTCGCATCAAAAAGTTTTTTGTGGACGCATCGATCTTTGAGTTGTTCTTCGATAGTGACCAGTTCTGGAACTTTTGTTATTAAGTTATCAACTGTGCCTCGAGCAACTTGTTGAAACTGCCCGACTTTACTTTTTTTGAGTTGTATATTTACTGTTTCATTTGTCACATCAACTTTACCCTTTTTGTCGGTGGAAACAAAGAATCCATTTTCAAGATAGTTTGCAAGCCAGTGTTCTTCGCTGTAACCTCGCTTTGCAGTGCTGGCGTTGACGCGTTTCTGTGACAAATAAAGAAGATTGAAAGCTCCCCTATAATCGTCCAAGGTGAACGTCATACTTACTTTACATACCGATTTGTTGTGACTTAGGTAACTTCTTTCCAGTCGTCGAGGTGTTAACCGGTCTGTCCATTGGTCTGGTGGTTGTTTCAATGTCTTGGACATAACCGATGTACTGAGCGACACCGGTTTGAATTTGATCAGTCGCAGTCTTAATCACGGTGGCGTTCATCGCCTTGACTTGCTGTTGCACATTTTTGTTGTGGTCGCCAGCGTTGTTAATGAAGACGACACGCATGATGGCGAACAAGTCGTCTGGGTTCTGGTAATCTATAGAAATTCCCGTCTTGTTCTTGAATGACTGACGGATCCCCCTCTGGAGAAGGTTCCGGTTGAAGTCAGAAAAGAACAGGGTGTTCAGGGGAGTCGAACATTGCTGGATAGATTTGACTTCCATTTTATATATGCTCCGAAAAAAACTATTCGTAGATATTAAACGATGAAGTTTGCTGACTTTGACGAAGCTTACAAGCCAACAATTAACAACCTTAGCCCAGAACCCGTTTGCAAGAGTGGTGAATGTTTTGTTGCTTCTTACCCCCCCGTTACACCAGGAGGGGAAGTTGGCCCCTTTTACACCAACACATACCTTTTACAGTCGGACCGTCGTAAAGAAGTCGCCGGTCCCGTACCCGTTCGTAGCCGCGATTTCTCTGCGAAAACCAAGTAACTTAAAAAAAATGATACTAAAATAGATACATGAGGGTTACTAAACGTTCTGGTCGTATTGAAGATACAAAGTTTGATAAAGTCGTCAATAGGATTTCACAGTTAACCTATAATCTTTCAGATAATATTGACTCTACACTAATTGCACAACAAGTTTTTTCGTCTATGTATGATGGTATAAAAACCCATGAAATTGATACATTGTCGGCTGAAATATGTGTTGGAATGATTACATCTGACCCTGATTATGAAGTTCTTGCTACACGTATTGTTGCAAGTAATATTCAAAAAATAGCACCCACTAATTTTAACATTGCCATGAAACGCCTTGCAAAGGCTAATATTGTTACCGATGAAGTTGCCGAAATTTCTGCACAAGTCAAAGATAACATTATAAAGGAA